ACTCATAAGAACATTCTACTATCACGACATCCCAGGTCAAGAAAGGTCCAATACAATGAACTCAGCCATAAATGTTTCGTGCGAATATCTTGGAGACCCTCGCTTCGCGATTATGGTCTACAGAAATATGCTCCCCAAAGAACTGCGTTTGATAGAGCGCTTGGAGGAGACGATAGGGACGAGCACAACACCCCCGTACATGTGGATGGAGGCCCTTGTCGGACACCAGGAAAAGATGCCCGACTACAGGGACTGTTTTGACTGCAAAATTAGCGAACAACTTGCGAACCAGGCGCCAGGCGAGTTCTTGGAAATAAAGGCCATTTGGTCAGACACAATCGAAAGACTCACGCCGTGCTTGCGTCATTATGAGTCAATGTACAACGTAAAAATGGAATGGATGGAAGCAATTAATTACGTCAAGTACGGACCAAAACAACACTTTCAAACTCACACCGACCACGGATTTTCTTACACATGCACGATATCGTCCATCATGTATCTAAACGATGATTATGAAGGTGGAGAACTGTTCTTCCCATATTTTGACTTGAAGTTCAAGCCAGAAGCAGGAGACATTGTTTTCTTCCCATCGACATACATTTTCGCTCACGCAGCACTTCCAGTTCAGAGCGGAGTGAAATATTCTGCCGTCACAATGTTTGACTACAACGACAAGAACCACAAGCAGGTTCAGTCTTATTCTCCAGTTGCGGCAACACGTGGGGTGAGCACATCACAGTGACAAATGTTCAGTTTGTAAAAACGACACAAAACCCGCCAGAAATTAGACAGTCGCGAATCAAGCGAGACTGGATGGATGAGACCTACAAAAAGCATGCTTATCAATGCATGCCAATGTCTGTCGCGAATGTTTTAGGTTGGGAACTGGTGCTGAGTGAGGATGTTGTTGTCCAGTGGGATGGCGGCAACTCAGTCCCCAAAATATTGTCTGGCGAAAAAACATCAAGCGGTTTTACACAAGTCCACTGCTCAATAATTGGAATGGTTTCTTTTGCAATGGGCTGGGTCGTGAGAACAGAAAAAAATTACAGTACTTGGTTTTCTGGTTCGCCAAACTATTTGAGAAGTGACGCACAGGCACTTTCAGCAACTGTTCCTACATTTTGGTGGCCAGACGAGGTTCAAATGAACTGGAAAATTAATGTCATTGGCGCGCCTGTCACATTCAAGGCCGGTGAGCCAATTTGCTTCTTTAACATATACGACAACAGGGTTATGACGGATGCGACCGTTTCGGTATCAAATTTATGGGATGACAAAGAACTTATGGAACAAAGAATGAAATATGGACAACTAAAGAGCGACAACAATAATGAACGTCCATGGACATGGACAAAAGGCATAAAGACAGGTCTTGACGCTGATGGCAATACTATTGGGCCAACATTCACAGGACTTCCTGTAATTTCTGTTCCAAATCAATAATGTTATAATTTGCCTTATGGACGATAGATACTTTGGTTATTATCCAACAATTGATGACCAAGCAGTCAAGGAAATCATGGCTATGGACATGGTCAAACTTGGTGGCGGTGTAATCGCATTTCCAAATGCCTTCAAGGTAAATCAAGAACAATTACTTCCATGGATTGACAAAGAAGGGAAGCATGCGCATGAGCAAAGATGGAAATTTGACTACGACCTAGAAGGAAATAAATATGCCGTAAACGAAGACGGCAATAAATTCTCCATAGAGCAGATGAACGAAGTGCCGGTGAGAGTGCTTCAGGTTGTCAACGAGAACACCGAACAAAATATGATTGATTTCTTTCGATATCTGGAAGATTCAATTTATAAATGTGTACTGAAATACATACACGAATTTCCAATGGTTTTGCCAACTCTTTGGTGGAGGACTAGAGGGCATGCTTTGAGATACTCCAAGGGCAACTACTTGGGAGTTCACAATGACAACGACACAAATTTTAGAGCCGAAAAAGGTAAGAAGTACATACCGAAGGGACAATTGGGTGCACGTCAGACAATTGCAATCATGGCTTATTTCAACGATTGCGTCGATGAGGGAACGGTTGGCGAGAACCAGTATTCAGGCGGCGAATTATTCTTTCCTTATTTGGGGGTTGAGTATCAGGCCAAAGCAGGAGACATAGTTGTGTTTCCATGTAATTTCATTGCGACTCATGGCGTTCGCACTGTCACCGAAGGAAATCGGTACGGATATTTAACTTTTTACGCTCAAGGAAGCAGTGACCCCAATGTGCTCGTGGAAGTATTCGACGTTGATACGGTAAAGGCGTGGTGCGAGCCGCATTGGTTAGAGCCATTATACGAAGATTATAAAAAGTACTGTGGCATTGAGGAGTTTGGTAAATCCGAGGAGGAGTTAAGCGGTAAGCCAAATCCCCTTTTCCAAAATAGGTCGCTAGAAGGGGAGGATGGCCTGAAGCAGGCGTACAGGCACTCAGACGTATTTGATGCCAACAATAAACGAGGCAAGGTTCAGTCGCTATAGGCGTCGCCACCTTTGCCTTTTTTTGAGTAGCAGTGCTATTATTGAATCAACAACGGTCAAGACGCGGCTAAAAGGAGACCAATGAAACTCAACACAAATATTGACGTAGCGACACAAAAGCGCCTTGTGGAAGAGGCAATTGCAGCGCAGGAAACAGAAGTATTTGGCGTACTGCTTCGCTACGGGGTAGACGTTGACACCTTTGACGAAGCCACTTTTTCTGAGTCTTTCGCCGAGAACCAGACAGATGTTCAGCAATGGAAACTGGACGTAAAGAAAAAACTTGAAACGATTGCGTCCCTCAAATCACGTCTAGAAAAACTTGGGTAATCAATGAACCTCTCAGAAGCGCAACTTGCCAAGGCAAAACAAGAAGCAAAAAAACTTCTTGAGCACTCAATCGGCGTCTTGTGCATGTCGCTTGGCGTCGACGTATCGACAATTGATGATTCATACGACCACGATTTGCCAGAGGGGCATTCGGAATATGCTGCTCATGAATCGCTGAAGCGTCAAGTAGCCAATTACGTTTTGATTTCTGACTCTTAGACATGATTCCAAAGCCAGTTGTTCCACTTCACCTAGATGAGGCAAAGGAAGAAAAGCCGCGCATGCTGAGGTATAAGGATTATGAGAACAATGTTGCTCAATGGAACCCAGACACAAGGCAGTGGGAATTTAAAAACGGTCAAATGATGAATTGCGATATCACTGACCGATTTTTAGCGAAAGAGCAGTAAAGATATGCCAAGGTCGTGTGCTGCCAATTCAGCAGAAAAACTTTTTGACGCAGATAAGCATATTGTGGATTTGTGGCAAGACATCGCTGAAATTCTTTTTGTTACCGGTCTCGACCCTGCCAACTTTGAAAGTTACGAAATTGGTCAAATTATCACTGCCCTAAGAGAAACTTTTTCCACAAAAGATTCTGGATTTGGAAGAGACCCAGCGTATCCATTTATTTATCGCAATTACAGTTTCTTTATACCGAAACTTAGAAATGCTTTTTTCTATTTGCAAGTATCTAAATACGGGAAAGAACTATGAAACCAGAAGTCCTTTTCGCCGGAATGGTAAGTACACAACTTTCTTCGTCTGGCACGTCGCTGGTCTCCAATGAATTTAAAACAAACATGGAAGACTGGTCAACCAAGTGCTGGAACACGATGGCCGAGGCAAGTGTTGACTTGAGCCATAACGCTGTGGGTTTGTCCACCGTGTCAATGCAGTGGCGAGTTTCAAAAGACATGACTGATGAATTTTGGGTTGGCGCGATAATTCCCCAAATGGCAATAGAGGATTTTTTAATTCGCACCAAGCAACCAACATCAATACTGTTTGTTGGGGGACTTAGCAGTTCGGTGTCTCGTTTTCTTTTGGCGCCAGAAAATGTTTTTGACGGTTTCAAAAATGCAAATATAAATTTTGTGAACGATGTCGGCCTTTTCATGTATGAGAAAAATCTAAAAAACGTTTACGAGCACACCTCCTTTGGGTACTCGGTGTACGACAAGTCAGAACTTATTTCTGGAATCGATGAACAATTTGAAATGATTGCAGTTCAATCCTGGGATGTGGCGTTTGATATGGAGTATCTCGATTCGTTGGTCAACGCTTTGGCTCCGGGCGGGACGCTTGTTATTTCCGCAACAAACGATGCATCAAATATGTACTCGTCCTCATACACTTGGCACCCGTATTACCAGTTCCATGAAAATCTCAAAGGCTTGTCGGGAACCTCGTATCATTTTCCGCAATTTTACGGGGTTACGGTTTTTGTAAAGAATTAGATTCTTGCTTGTGGGTTTGTGCCCATATAGTATTTGTGTATGGAAACTTCAATAAATTACGGCATGGGCATTGTCTGTTTCCCAAATTCTATAGAAGTTGACCAAGACCTGGTTATTCCATATTTTTCATCGCTCAAAGAGAAGGCAATTAAAGACGATTACACCATTGTTCATGAGGATGGACAAGAGCCTTATGCGATAAACAGAAGCGGCCACAGATACGAAATTGAAGACATAAAAAAGAGCGCAAGTCACATCATGGACTTCATCAACGAAGATAGTCCGAAAGAGTTGGTTGAATTTTTTAATGAATGTGAAAAAACCATCTATGAACATCTTTTGATGTACATAGAAATGTACCCGCATGTTCTCCCAAATATATGGTGGACGGAAACTGGCCATGTGGCCGCTTATGGCGCAGGCAGCAGCATGGGGACTCACAACGACAACGAAGTGAATTATCAAGTTGGTTTTGAGCCGGATTTACAACTTGCTACAAGGCATGTATTGAGTGTGTTGCTGTATTTAAATTCGTCCGTTGGGAGTCAAAAAGAACTAGGCAAATATGAATACAGCGGTGGAGAAATTGAATTCGTATATGCCAATTCTGTACATCAACCAAAATCTGGCGATTTGCTCATATTCCCATCAAACTACCTTGGCACACATGAAGTGAGGCCATGCCTGAGTGGGGAGAGATACGTTTACATTTCTTATTTTTCGCATGGCTCAGCCCATATCGAACGAGGCATACAGCCAGGACCAAGTGTCCCGGTTGGCAAGCAAAGCCAGGTTTGGCTGCCAACTATTGTTGACGATTATGTTTCGTACATTAGTGAAAAGCATTCATCAAGTAAACTAAAGCCATTGATGACTGGGGTTCCAACAAGAACTCATAGTTCAAGCACTAAAAAATATTTACCGCAAAGCAGGAACATTGTAAATGAATAGCAATTGCTTGATAGAGAACTTGGGCGGTGGCGTAGTTTTGTTCAAGAACGCAATCTCCCTGGATTGGGACTCGGTATTTGATATTGCCGAGGAACTGGTAGACCTTGATTCGCCATCAATGTACAAGCCGGCAATAGACCCAGAAACTGGCGAAAAGATTCTTTCAAACAAAAGCGACTATATCTATTCCGAAGACGCAGCAGGCGACATGCCCCGCAGATGCTCGGTGGCGCACCAATCAAATGATGCCGATGTTGTCAACTTGCTTAACGCGCTTGAATCAACAAGAGATGAATGCCTGCTTCATTATTTTTGGGAATATCCGTTGGCCTACAAGGTTGTGTGGTGGAAAGTTAAGGGGCATTTCGTTTCTTATTCGCCAACAAAGGGCGGACTTTACTTGGGGATTCATAGCGATACGAGTGCCGACTATGCATATGGTTTTGACCACCCAAAGCAACAGTTGGCCACAAGAAACAGTGTTTCATGTTTGATTTATCTCAACGATTGCGTTGATACAGAAGAAGAATTAGACGGAAAAAACTTTACTGGCGGCCACCATCACTTTAATTATTTGAACATAACATACAAGCCACAAAAGGGTGACGTGCTGATGTTTCCTTCCAACTATGTTGCAGGACACGAAGTGAGAACCGTCACTGGAGGGCACAGGTACTCGTACTTGGGCTGGTATGCGCACGGAACGCCAAATCAGGCAGTTGGAGAATATGTAGTGGACCCTTCGGTTAACTCATCGGCCACTAATGTGTACATGCCTTCACTCCGTGAGGATGTTTTGGCTTTTGCCAACAAAAAAGACCCATCTGGCAGTTCTCACCTACACACACTCGTATCAAGGATTTGGTAATGAACATCCATCATCACGGCTCAGGAATTGTCCAATTTGGAAACTTGTCTTTGATAAATCAAGATTTATTTAAAGAGGTAATGAGTGGTATTGAAAAAAATACACTGCCTCAAGGGTACACGGAATCGCCAATATCGAAAGATGTAAAACTAAACAACGGTTTATACGAATATTCAGATGAAGACATCCAATCTGCTCCAATAAGGTACAACAATTATCTTTATCAGGACATGCCGAAAGAGCATGTTGATTTCATTCTTTCGTTGGAAAATGCCCTTTATCAAAGCATGGTTCAGTATGCTGCGCTATTCCCGGTAGTGATTAATTCAATTCGATGGAGAACAAGAGGTTATTTCATCAGATATGAAGAGGGTCAAGGAATAGGACCTCACTCGGACTGCGATTTGCCATACGGTGAAGACAACGCAACTCCGCTTTCGTCCTTCCCTATCTGTAATACTGTCACCGCAGCGGTCATCCTCAATGATGATTATGTTGGAGGAGAGGTCTCTTATGCACCTTGGGGTATTGAATTCAAGCCAAAGGTGGGAGACATTCTCATGTACCCATCTTCTTATGCTGGCTGCCACAGCATAAAGCCAGTTATCCAAGGTGTTCGTTATGCGTATCTGTCTTGGTTTGCCCAAGGCAGGAACGAATCAACACCATCCCCAAGTCAAAAAACATCGGAACTCGATTCAATCAAGTGGGTAAAAAATCTCAGGGAAGATGCATCCAAACTTACGCATGGCAACCTTGAGAATCGACATATTCCAGTCGGTAACGTGTTTGCTTCGCCAGTAAATGTGCCGGACCATTTAGGTGGTGGACATTACTTTGTCATTGGTTTAGATACAAAATAGTTACATTGTGAATGTGTCTAAGTTTTCTGTCGGGTTTGCTTCTCAGGACTGGTCCAAAGTTGGAGAACTGCTAATCCCAAATGGATGCACTTGGTATAGGTGTGTGCTCCCGCTAAAAGAACTTCAAAAGTTTGGACATGGTGCTGTTGTCGGAACTGTTGCATCATCTTCTAGCGGAGAAATAGGCATAGGTATACGAAAGCCACTTTATTCACAAGAAGGAACGGCAAGTGGACTCAACATAATCGTGTTCAAACTTGCCATGCACATATCCAACTTGACCGCAATTGAAAAAGCAGAGTCAAGCGGGCAAAAGATTGTTGTAGATATCGATGACTGGTTTGACGGCTTGCCGGAATCAAATAGGGCATTTGAAACTACAAATCCAGAAACAAATAAAGAGAACAACAGAGATATCTACTTTTCAGTAATTAATAGAGCCCACGCCCTCATTTGTTCAACTCCATTTCTATATGAGCAATACAAACTCAAATACCCATCGAAGCCGATATTTATGGTTAGAAATGGAATTGACCTGGGTAGATGGAAGAAGAAAAAGCACTTTTACAAAAAACCGGTTATTGGATGGGTCGGGGCAACTCCATGGAGGGGCAATGACCTGGAGCAACTAAGTGGCTTTTTTGGAGATTATCTCTTGCGAAATAAGTTGACCTTTCACCATTCGGGCCACATAGACGGCGCGCAAAAAGCATCTGAACTTATTGGGGCTCCAAGTGATAAGTCAACGACACAAGGAATGATTCCAATACTCAACTTGCCAGAACTTTTTAAGAAAATAGATATCGGCATTGTTCCCCTGAACAATATTCCGTTCAATCATGCCAAGTCCTACCTGAAGGGCCTTGAGTATGCGGCGGCAGGAATACCTTTTGTTGCTTCTTATTCGCCGGAATACGAAGTCCTTGCCCAAAGCGGTATTGGGAGAGTAGCCTATTCAGAGTCGGATTGGCTTTACCATTTTGATGAGTTACTGAATCACAATATGCGAAATGATGAAGCAGAAGTTTCTCAAGAAATACTTAAAGAACAATTCTCTATGGACGTCATTGCAAAAGAATGGGAAAACGTATTCATGAATATTATGGACATCAAGTAAATGAACAAATTATCCAAAATGAATGTTGGATTTGCATCTCTTGACTGGTCAGTCGTTGACGGCCAGCATGTTCCAAATGGGTGCACTTGGTATCGGTCCATACTTCCGTCGCAGCAGTTAAATCTTGCTGGCGCTGCATCTGCTTTTGGATTTTTGTCAGTAAAACCAAATGGAGAGTTTGCAATCAAAAGATTGAATAAAAGTTTTTCTAACAACAACAATATTATTGTGTTGAAAGTTATTATGTCAAAGGAAGTTCTTGAGCGAATTCCAAAGGCACAGTCACGTGGTCAAAAGATAGTTGTTGACATAGATGACCTTTATGACGAACTGCATTCAACCAATTTGGCATATCAATCCAGTTCGCCAAATTCCAACAAAGATAACAATAGAGAAATATACGCAGAGATAATCAAAGTCTCTGATGCGCTAATTTGCTCAACCCCATTTATACGCGATTACTTTTCAAAGAAGTATCCGTCAAAGCCAATATTTATGGTTCGCAACGCCATACAGAACAATTCATTTAAGCGCTTAAAAGCGGTTAACAGAGCGCCAGTAATCGGCTGGCTTGGCGCTACACCGTGGCGGTCAATGGACCTTGAGGTAATGCAACCTTTCTTGGATTCGTACTTGGAAAAAAATAAAATAAAATTTCATCACGCAGGCCACCTGATATGGGCTCCAGCGGCATACTTGAGGCTTGGCATAAATCCCAAGAACTGCACAGTTAGCGGAATGGTTCCACTGTTTGAAATGCAGGACGCCCACGCAAAATTTGACATCGGTGTAGTACCGCTAAATGATATTCCGTTTAATAGGGCAAAATCCTTTATCAAAGGCGTTGAGTATGCCGCCTCTGGAATACCTTTTGTTGCTTCTGCTTTGCCGGAATATGAGTATCTCTCATCGATGGGAGTTGGAAGAATTGCAAAATGCGATGCCGATTGGATAGGTCATTTTGATGAACTTATGAAGTTCAAGGTACGCGAAGAAGAGTCAAAAAAGATAAACAAGATTATTGAAAAAGAATTTACTATGTCAAAGACTGGACCGGAATGGGTGTCTGTGTTTAAGGAAATAAGTAGTTTGTAGTTTGCCTATACAGGTACTGGGTCTTATGAAGACTATTTGTTTTTGCAACATAACTTTGTTGCAAAATGTCTACGCTGAACCGCCACCGAAAAGCACTTGCCCGCATTCTTGGCCCGGTGTCCCTTCTTATTGCGCTGATAGGCGTGTATCCGGCCGTAGCAGATTCAACTGGAATACCATCACAATCGATACAAGGTGCTGGATTTGAGGCTGGCAACCTAACTGGGTGGGACAAAGGCTCACAGACTGGGACTCTTGGTGCATCCATTAACGGAAATGGAACAGGTGTTTCTGTTTTTAACGGTTCCAGAACATTTACGCATGGCCCCCACGGCGCGATGGGCAGTCCAACGGTAAACGGTCAGCCAAATAAGTATTATGCGCCTGCTGTTGCAGCAGGAAGTTGGACATTTTCTCCAAACAACAATTCATACGCTGCTTTACTGCAGCCAAAGAATAACGAGGCAACCTTTTCGGCCGCAATGTCAGCACTCGGCTTGTCCGGCTCACCGCAAACAGCAATACAAAATGAATTGATAGCAGATGCACAGGCATCCGGCAACGGAAGCCCAAATCCAACCAATGCTGCTTGGATTACCAAAGAAGTCGAGTTGACGGCAGATGTTACATACACGATGTCCTGGAACTATGTCGGTACTGACTATGTTCCATTTAACGACGGCTCGATAACTTCCCTTGTTCCGGTGACGGTTGGGTCAACTCCAGTAATAAAAGTTAACAACTACACAGCACAGTATGCACTTTTGGGATTTACAAATCCAGGAACTGGCGACTACTCGGTTAATTCATACGGTTCAACTGGCTGGCAAACCTCCACTTATGAAGTTTCCGTAACCGGAACATACAAACTTGGATTTGCATCTTTCAACCTTGGCGACACCGCATTGTCTCCAGTGTTAATGATTGATGATACGGCTGGCGTAACAAATCGTTGCGCCACAGATGGAAGCAATTGCACAACATTTGGTGGCGTGCAGCCAAATAATGAAACTGCCCCTGCAATTGAAACGACTACAACTACGACTACTTCCACAACTACTACTGTTCCGCCGACTACAACAACGACGGTTGCGCCATATTACAACGCAGTCACAAATCTCACTGCTGTAGCAAACGCAGATGGAAGCATAGACCTTGACTGGGATGCTCCAGCATCAAGCAACTTAAATGTCTACGGCTACTCAGTTAGTTTTTACGACCTTGATGAAATTGGCGGAACAACGTCAGGTGGCTGGGGTGTGTGGACTAACCAAGGCACCAACTACTCGCTAAGTACTGGAATGTTTTCTGGAAGCAACCCCGTAACTACTGGATTTGGACCTGTGCGCTTTGGCATTAAAGCGGGAAATCAAAGTTGCTTCTCTGGCGAAGGCGTAGGTCCGTGTGTATACGGACCCGAAGTAACTGTTGATGCAACTGTTATTGACCCGAATTCAACTACAACTACTACAACCACAACTACGACAACTACGACTGTTTATGTCGCCCCTCAGACCACGACGACTGTTCCTCCCGTGGAGACAACGCCTCCCCCGACAACCACTGTTCCTGAGCCAGAAGAGACCGAGCCTGGAACGACTGTGCCTGATGAGACTGATACGACTCTTCCCGATGAAGACGAAGAGCCTTCAGTAACGACACCCACGACTTTACCGCCTCAAGAAGAAGACGAAACAGCAACGACTACTCCGATTGAGACTCAGCCTGATGAGGAGCAAACTCTTCCACTTGATGAAGAAGCAGGACAGCAAGAAGAGCCACAGACGACAGAACCAGAAAACCAAGAAAGCCAAACAGAATCAGAATCCCCACAAGATGAAACTGTAACAGAAATAGTTGAGGAACTAGATGCAGTTCTTAATGATGATGCTTCGGCGGAAGAAATCATTGAGGCTGTTGGGGAAGTTCTAGAATCAATCACTGACGAAGAGGAATTGGTCGCCGTCGTAGGGGCCATTCTTGACTCAATTTCAGAAGACAAGCCAGTTGAAGAACTCACAGAGGAAGAAAAGGAGAAGATTGTCGCTGTGGTTGAGGCGGTCTTAAGCGCTGGTGTTGATTCCTCGGTGGCTGCAGAGTTGGCCTCTAGCGCAGCCGTACTTGAGTCCATAGATTCCTCCCAAGCAGAGGCGGTCTTTGAGCAGGTATCCGCAGAAAGCCTTAGCGATGAGCAGGCAGAGGCAGTCGTAGAGGCCGTCCAGAGCGCTCCAGAAGCCATTAGAGGGGTGTTTGAAGAGGTTGTGGACCTATTCCAGGGTGCATTTGATAATTACACGATGCTGGGCCAAACCATCGATGTTGGACAGCGTCGTACCGTCGTTGCCGCAAGCCTGCTCACGGCATCCGCAGCCGCGCTGAGCGCCAGTGGTCCAATCGGGCCAAGTTCCGGTGGTTCCGGTGGCCCTAGCGGTTCTTCTCCGACTACAAAGCAAGACACAGCCACTAGACGGAATGAAGAGGAAGAATCTGAGGCTGCTGGCGAAATTGCCGGCGACGGTCTGGATTGGATTAAGAGTATAAGTATTTACAGATATGTAAATGGGGTGAAGGTTATGAACTGGAAAGCATTTATCAAGAAGTTCGTCTACGGCTTGCTCAACATGGGCTTTACGATTGCTGGCTCACTTGTTGTGTATTTAACTTTGTCTGGGCCTATTCAGAGAATTGCTGGAGTATCAACAGTTCTGGCAATCGCCGCCGCCATGTATTTGCACATGAAAGAGCCTGAAGAAGGCTGATTGACGCTAGACTAAGCGCACCGAATACCCCCAACCCAAAGAGGTGCAAATGCAACCAGAACTAGATGTTCTCGATATGGCCAAGCGCGAGTGCAAAGGCTTGGCAACAGACCATGAAATTGAATGGCTTCACGCCGAAGAAAATCGGCTGGCATGGTGCCATGCGCTAATTACAGCCTTGTCAGATAGCGAGTCTCAGGTTGTGTTCCACAAGAGCCGGATTGACATGATGGCAAAAGATGTGGAACTCGGCATCAAAGACGCAAATGACTACTACGAAGAAAAGCAAAAGTTTGACGAGTGGGTCCGCAAATCCCAGCGGTACCGGAACGGGATTAGTAAGCGCCTCTCCGAAGTAAAAACGATACTTGCCGACACAACTTCGCTAGACCTCGTGGAAGAAAACGCCAAACTTTACAAGGCGATTATTGAACACAAGCGCGCGTCGTTTGAGGGCGAGTACACAGCAGAACCGCACGACATCAGGCTATGGTCGACAGTCCAGGCATAACAAATGCCTACGATGTAAAGCCACTAGCAACGGCATTTAGAAAAATTGCAGGTCTGTGCGATGGCGCAGAGCAGCAGGATGGTGTTGGTTTCAGTAAGGCAGATTCTCGTTTCGGGGCGCTCGCTTCGTTGCTTCCGGACACAAAGTGGTCGCCAGCAATTTCGTACATAGCCTGGACGGTTCTTGGACGTTATGTTGGCCAACTCAAAAGTCATGGAATTGACTATGACCAAATAGTTCCGCCCCCAAGACCCAAGAATTATTTAGGTGCAGATGCAACATCAATAATGTCAGAACTTCGCCAAAAGGGAGTCAATAGGGTCTCAACAAATGGCGAAGTGTTTGCTATTGAGTGCGAGTACGATGAGCAACTGATAGGCGAACTACAAAAAATACCTGGCGCCCTATGGAACCAAGAAGCAAGCATGTGGCTGGCTCCGCTCTCAAGCAAAGAGCAGGTAGCGTCTTTGATAAAGCAGTACAAGTTCAACACAACGAAAGAATTCGATGATATGAAAATAGTTGCAGAAGAACAAACCGTAGATACGACCAGAACAATAACGGTCTCAAAGAGCGGCCGTCTTGTCTTTGAGTTTCCCTACGACCAAGATATTGTTGCTGAAATCAAGCAACTTCAAGGTCGCTTGTGGGATGTAAAGAAGCGGGTATGGACAGCCCCGCCCTCGCTGAGCGCAGTTGAGATTGCAGACAAATACGGGTTTTCGATTTCCAAGTCCCTGCGCGACACGCTGCTAAAGGCAGCAAAGCGCGAAACTGAATTGCTTGAGGCGTCCACATCTACCGATGCAGATGTGGTAATCCCCACTCTTTCTGGAACTCTTATGCCTTATCAAAAGGCCGGAGTTGCATATGCATCAACAGTTGGAAGGTGTCTTATCGCTGACCAGATGGGTCTTGGCAAGACGGTTGAGGCGATTGCAACGCTGGAATCAAAGGATGCATTCCCGGCAATCATCGTGTGCCCTGCATCCCTGAAGGAAAACTGGCGCAGAGAGTTTGCAAAATGGCTGCCCCACAGAACGGTCAATGTTGTATCTGGGAAAACTGATATTGTTTCATGTGATGTGAACGTGGTGAACTACGACATTCTGTATAAGTTTGTTGAGCCAATCAAGCACCTAGAACCAAATGGACTGATACTTGATGAGTCGCACTATGTAAAAAATGCGACATCAAAACGTGCCAAGGCAGCAAAAGATATTGCCGCTTCGGTAAGCAGGTCTGGCGCAGTTCTTCTTTTGTCCGGAACTCCAGTTATGAACCGACCAGCAGAACTTGTATCTCAGTTGGAGATTATGGGAATGCTGAGTCGCTTTGGTGGTAAGTGGTCATTCCTGAAACGGTATGCAAATGCTCATCACAATGGATTTGGCTGGGATACCGGTGGTGCCAGCAACCTTGTTGAACTGAATACAAAACTCCGTCAGAACTGCTACATCCGCAGAACAAAAGACGAGGTGCTACAAGAACTTCCAGACAAGGTGCGAAATGTCGTTCACCTTGATGTATCCGGTGCTGGATTCAAGGACTACAGAAATGCAGAAAATGACCTTGTCTCATTCCTAAGCGCAAACGGCTACAAAGCAAAAGACTCATCTGAACATCTGGCAAGAACGCAGGTTCTAAAAAAACTTGCGGCGTGGGCAAAGATGGACGCGGTAGAAGAGTGGATTGATTCTTTCTTGGAGTCATGCGACCGCAAACTTGTTGTGTTCGCCCACAACGTTGATGTAGTTGACCACCTTTCAAACAAATACGGAGGCTTTAGGGTTTCTGGTCGCGACACGCTCGAAGAGCGACAGCGCGCAGTTGACGCTTTTCAAAATGACAAGGAAGCACGAGTGATTGTTCTCAACTTGCAGGCTGGTGGAGTTGGTATCACACTTACTGCTGGTTCAGATGTTGTATTTGTTCAAATGGGCTGGACGCCAGGCGAGCATGACCAAGCAGAAGACCGCTGTCACCGAATCGGTCAAAAGAACAATGTGCAAGCGTGGTATCTACTTGCCGCAGACACGATTGACGAAGATATCTATGACCTCGTTGATGCAAAGAGAAAAATCGTTGATGCAGTTACAGAAGGTGATGAAGTTGAGCAGCAATCTGTTGTCAAAGATTTGATGAAGAGGCTTTTGGCTAAAGCAGAATAAATCGGACCATAGTCCGGCTATACGACTCCTTAGTTGAGACTGTTAGTGGCGTTATGCCCTAACAAAGGAGTCATCATGGACAAGAAGAACCAGACAATCGACCAAGTCGTTAAGGGTGGCGCACTCGGCGTCGTTGTTTACCTTTGCGACAAGTACAACGTCGACCCAACACTCACGGCTCTTTTGATGCCGCTTGCTGCCGCCGTTTTTGCATGGGCGAGCACAAAGGTCGGCGACCCGTCGGTTGCCTCGTTCCTTGCGAAAAAGGAGGAAGCCAAGAAATAGGTATCGCTACCTCGGTGTGTGCGCTCAGTGCGTAAACACTCCGCTGGGCGCACACTCTGGCTGAATAATTATGGAACTCATCAAAAATGTAATTCTGCGAATCTTCGCAACTTTCGTTGTGACCGGTCTCGGAGTCATTGGCGCAGGCACCATTGCTGGCGTATCAATGGAGAAGGCCGTATTTATGGCAGGAATCGGCGGCGTGGCGAATGTTCTTGAAGGCTTGGCTCGTGCTTTCCTTACTGACGGAAAACTGTCTGAAGATGAAGTGAACCAGGTGTTTGCAAAAGTTGAACAAGAAAATCCAGCACACCAATAGGAGATAGAAGATGTCCGAACTGTACATTGACAAACTGACACCACCAAAGGATGTTGCCGGACACAAGCCAGGAAGATTGCCAGATGGACTTCTTTCCAAAGTCGATGGTGGACGCCTGCACTGGCTCGCCGCAAATGCTTGGAAGGCACTCAAAGCCGCTGCTGCTGCGGAAGGCGTTGAACTTAAGCCAACATCTGCCGGCGACCTGTATCGTTCGTACGATGCACAACTCAAGGTGTTTCTTGAGCGCTATACAAAAGAGCCGAACGGCAATAGCACACGCACATTTGAAGGCGTGAAGTGGTACAAGAAGTCTGAAAAACTTGCCAGCCTTGCGGCCCCAGGCACATCTCAGCACAATAGCGGTTTGGCTGTTGACGTTCATACGGCAAGTGGTGAGCGCCTCAAGTGGATGATTGCAAACTGTCGCAAGTTTGGCTGGAGTTGGGAAGTGGTGCCAGAAGAGCCATGGCATATTCGTTATACCAAAGGCGATGATGTTCCAGAAGCCGTAAAGGCATGGATGGACGCAAATCCTGCCGAAGTGTGCAAGCCAGGTGAAGTTGCAGCACCAGCAGCAGAACCTGCTGCAGCCCCTCGCCCCATCACAACACCAGCCGTTGCTCCGCAGAGCGGTGGAGAGGCTGTCAAGAGGGGAAAAGCAAACGCGGCGTCAAATCCGATTTTGCAGGTCGGCTCAAGCGGCGCCGCAGTAAGAACTCTTCAGCAACTCCTGAACAAAGCAGGAGTGAAGTGCGCAACAGACGGCGACTTCGGTCCAAAGACTGAACAGGCCGTGAAGGAGTTCCAGAAGAAAGTTGGTCTGGAAGAAACGGGCATTGTCAATCACAAGACTTGGGCGAAAGTAAATCCGTAGAGAATACTTCATCTATACATATAAACCTGTGAGACTTTACCCGTTCACGAAAGTGAATAACTAGCAGAACAAAGGAGTCATAACAATGGCTGCATCCACATCAACAATTTCATTTGACGTTCATGACTGCAAGGTCTACCCCGTCGCATCAGATGCCACTGGTGGCATCACCTACGGCGCTGCCGTTGACGTTCCTGGTATCCAGGAAGTCTCGGTTGAGCCAAACTTCATCTCGGTTGAGTTGAAGGGTGACGGAAAGGTTCTTGCCAAGAAGGGTAAGGTCGACCGTCTCAACTTCTCCGCAACATACAGCGAATTGAGCCTCGATGTTCTCGCAACCATCTTCGGTGGTTCGACAACGACATCGGGCAGCGGTTCGGCTGAAGCAGCGGCTTACGAGTTCGATGGCGACACCCTTCCGTACTTCAAGATTGAAGTCTTGGTCAACGACCTTGAGTCCGACCTTGCAGAAATGGTCTTCACGCTGAACAAGTGCCAGATTACTGGTGGCACGATTATGTCCGGCTCGACAGACAACTTCTCGACACCGTCGTTCGACGCCGAAGCAATCCTCCCGATTGCAACAGGTATCGGCTTCGGAACAGTCACGCTCCGCGAGGCTGCATCGGGTCTTTCCGCTTAATAACTGAATAGTTCTGCTGGCGTTCACGCCAGTCTTGGGGATTTGTGTGGCCCCAAGACTGGCGTTTGCGCGTTTATGACTATGTATGTATGCTGTGTGCATGGACTATACACCGCTAGTACTCAAGAACAAAGGCGTCCCTTGCCTTTTTGTAAAAACAACAAAAACCGGACCTTCCGAAGAAGATTGGGGTCGCCTGACGACAGAAGAAGGTGAGCCAATCACCGAAACGATTCACGTCAGATTCACAAACAATTCAATTTCTGACATTGAAGAATTTTTCGGCAATCTTGAAAAATGGCAAGAAACACTTGAGCAAAAGCCATACACAACACTCAGGCAGACACTTGCATTCGTTCTGAAGCGCTCAATTTACGATGTTGGCGAAGCAATGCTTGATGGAGAAATTGTCGGCTACTCAAACGTGATTGGAACGGCGTGGTCAATTGCCAATGGCGTGGACCCTATCGTGGCGAGTCGAATGCTCACTCAGACAATCGCACTCGCCGAAGAAAACAAAAAGCGTCTGGCAGAAAGTCTGGCCCAAGCACTACCGGATTTGCAGACTGGAAACAGTGGCTCGGACTCTGGGCCCAAACGGGCCAGCCGCTCGAAGAATTCTGGGAACTAAGTCCGGCCCAGTTGGGCGTAGTTTTTGAAGCGCGTGGCTGGATGAAGCAGCGAGCAGGACAAGAACAACTTATGTCCTTTGCTGCTCAGATGGGGCTAAAGATAGAAAAGTAAGGCTTTTCGCAAATTTGACATTTCCACAGCCTGTGCGAAAATATTTATATGGCCGCGGCAGGAACTGGTGGGGTAAGCCCACTTAACGTACAGGTGCGCATCACCACCACTGGTGTAAATGCTGCTGCGCGCGGAATGAGCGCCGTCACGCGCGCTGGCGGCTCAATGAGCAAGTCGCTTGCTGCCAGTTCAATATCCACCAGAACTCTTGGCGATGCAATGCGAATGACAGCGACCCTGATGAAGTACACGGTTGTTGGTGCATTTATGAATGCCGGCAAACAGGCAATTCAAATGCAGAGACAGTTTGAGTTGGCATTTTCCCGCATTAGGGGCTTGGTCGTCGTTGGTGGTGACAGCATTGACACGATGCGAGAAAAGGTTCTTTCTCTTGCCGGAGAAACAACCAGAGCACCATTGGAACTCGCTGACGCTCTTTACTACATCACTTCTGCCGGTATTAAAGAGGCAAGCACTGCGCTTGAAGTACTTGAGGCTTCAGCAAAGGCGGCCGCTGCTGGTCTGGGAACAACTAACACTGTTGCCGACGCCGTCACTTCTACATTGAATGCATACGGACAAGAAAATTACTCAGCGGCAAAAGCCACTGACATTCTTGTTGCAACTGTACGTGAAGGTAAGGCGGAAGCAGATACGTTTGCTCCGGCACTCGGTAAGGTTTTGCCAGTTGCCGCGGCATACGGCGCATCATTTGAAGACGTATCTGCTGCAATCGCCGCTCTTTCGCGAGGTGGTTTGTCCGCTGGAACTGCTGCTATTTATGTTCGTCAAACATTGTCTCAGTTGCTAAAGCCATCAAAGCAAGCGCAAGAAGTTCTTGCTGGTGTTGGAACTAACGCAGACGAAATTCGCAAGAATATCCAAGAAAAAGGTTTATTTCCGGCCCTGATTGAATTGCGAGACCAACTTGGCGGCATTGAAAACGCTGCGGACTTTACAAAAGTATTCGGAAACGTACGAGCCCTTACGGCAGTGCTTTCTTTGGTTGGTCCTGCCGCAGAAGAAAATGCACAAATCTTCGAGCGCATGCAATCTGCCACTGGAGACTTGGATTATGCATTTTCTGCTTACGCGAATACAACAGATGCGCAATTTAATAAGGCGATGGCGGAACAACAGACAATGTTAATTAAACTTGGCGAAGGCTTAAAGCCAGTCATAACATCGTTGTTAAAACTTGGAACCGCGATAACCAAAACTTTTGGCGCATTTTTGGGAACTGGATTTGGTAGGGGATTTGCTCGTGTTGCCGCTGGTGCGGTAATCGCTGTTGCTGCACTTGCAACAGTTATGAAAACAATGTCGGCACTCATTCGCTTGGGCTCAAACTTAAATATTACATTGTTCGGAACTCAATTTAGATACAACGCAACAACTGGCGCGATTACAAAATACACAACAGCAACAATGACTGCTAGTACGGCTACAGGAACAGTAACAAAGTCAATCGGTGCATGGACTGCGGCAAACGGATTTTTGGCAGGCTCAATCAGAATGGTTGCCCTCTCCATGAATTTCTTGACTAAATCAATGGCTTAT